ACACGCGATGCCGTGTACCGCATGGCGAAGAAGAAACAAATCGCCTCAGTGCGCGATGGTCGCAAATGGTGGATACCGTCCAGCGAGATTGAACGGCTTCGAAATATGTCTGTCAATAAAACAGAAACACAGTGAAGTGAGGGGGCTGACGCCCCCTACTTTTTTATCTAAAGCTTTGCATTGTGCCCCGAACATTTTGGTCTTCTTCAGTTTCGCCTTTGAACTGATGCTGGTACTGATCTTCTGTAAATTGTGAGTTGTGGTGCCCCATGTATTTTGTGACAGCTTTCCAATCCTTCCCGCGCGAATAAATGGCTGACGCAAAGAAATGTCTGAAGTCGCCCATATTCGCTAGCTGCAAATCCACGGCCCGGCGAATATGCTTTTGCCGCGCCAGTCTCTTTTGATGTGTCAGCTTTTCTGCATCTTTATCAGAAACTATATCAACCCACTTGCCGGCGCCGTTTTTGTAGCCGCCTTCAAGGACGATCTGCGCCTCTATCGCAGCGATATCGTAAACCCCAGAACGCCTCGCCACACGCTTGATCAGCCGGCGAAGAGTGTGCTTGTCAGCCGCCTTGCCCAGCCCATTGGCGAACACAAAGTCTGTTGGCTTTTTGTATTTGCTTTGCAACATTGCCTCTTCGATCAGCTTCATAGTGGAAGGGCTGACAGGAATGAAGCGATAACCGTTTGACGATTTTGGTGGGCCGACCTCATCTGTCTTTGCCTTCAGTGTTTGCACAATGTCTATTCCGGCGTTGACATAGTTGCCGGATGCATCCTTCTTCCGGCTGACACTCTCACGGGCCAAAGCGCGCAGCTCAGACAGCCGGGCGCCTGTCTCAAAATAGCAGTTGATCATTGCGCGATGCGTCAAGCTTTCGCCATCCAGCCCCTTGTCGAGCAGACCGGTTATGACTTGTGGCTGCACCTTGGGTGCGCGCGCGTCTTCTACTTTTTCACCTTTGATTTGGAACTTCACTTCATCCAGCGGGTTTATCAAAATCTGTCCGGTGCCGACACAAAACTTGAAGAACATCTTAATATGGATGTATCGCTGCTTTTGTGATTTTGGATCGCCGCCCAGTTTTTTGACAGAGCCGATGATAGATGCGCTGATCTTTTCCTTGTGTTCCAGCCGGCAAATTTCGAACAGGTTTGCAGTCTCTAACCGGCGACCAAGGACAATGAAATCACGCATTAGCTTGATGTTCCTGATGATCGTATCGGCAGACGATTCGCCAATCTCCTCATGCACAAACACACGATCTTTAGTGTGCGTGACAAACTCCTCAATCAAGTCGGCACAGCTTTTGGTTTCAATCGGGTTCAAAGCATAGTTTTTATTAAAAGCGTTAACCGCCTCGACCATCGCGATGGCAGCTTCATCACGCGATTTGAAAGATCGTTTTTTTTCACCCAAGACTTTTGCATTGTAGGTCCAAACACCGGGCCGATCAGTCCGCTCGTACACCGCTACTTTTTCAATCACCTTTTTAGACATGGTCTGGCTCCCTGTGTTGTCGCTAACTAAATCCTACGAATCTAATATGACAACTAATGTCACTTATTGCAAGGTTCGGTTCCCCAAATGGTTCCCCAAACGCAAAAAAACCCCCGGCCAATGAAGGCCGGGGGCTTATAACGCATTGATTTAGTTTATTTAATTTTGGTCGGAGTGGCGGGATTCGAACCCACGACCCCTTCACCCCCAGTGGTGAAAATACAGGTGTTGGTGTAGGTTTTCTGCGGGTTACAGCCGCTCTTAACCGCTGCAATCTGCCCTAATCTAGTGGCGCGGGTTCCCCAATGGTTCCCCAAAGTTCCCCGGCTAGGCGGTCTTTTTCTTTTCCTTAAAGCCACCCACCTTGCGCGACATCTTGCTGTATGTCTTCGGGTCAACCGTGCTGTTTTTCTTGGACCGACTGGTGCCAGCTTTCTTCCTTTTGTTCATGTTTGCATACAGGCTCATAGCGGGTTCCTTTCTTTAGCAATCCCATTTGCGAAGTGATTTGTTGATTCGGCTATTCGGATCGTTTGCAGTTTTGCTGCTGGTGAGCTTCTTTTTCATGCCCTTCATCCGGGCACAAAAACTACTGCGACGGCCAGCAGCCTTTTTGCTCTTCTTCGCCATCTTGCTCGACACTGGCGGCTTGAGGTTTGCACCCGCCGCGTTTGCCGATGCCCGGCCCTGTGCGTTCAGCCCACCAGATTCTGATTGGCCTTCTTTGCGCTGCCAAGCTGGGCTAGCCACGACACAGCTCTAAGGATTGCTTTTTGGTTTCATCGTTGCGACGGGTCCACCCGGCGCCGAATGTTTCGAAGGTCTTTAGCCGCTCATAGAAAGCCTGACGGCGGTGGTACATATCTTCTATCAACACATCAGGATCATGGCTTGCCACAGCAGCTAGCGTCTGTGGTCCTATGCCCCCGTCTGCTGTGACGCCGATAATCTTTTGCAATGTCCGGGCTGACCGGCCTACTCCACTATTCACAGCCCAGTCAAACACAGACCAGTCAAGCCCAGCCGGCAGCCTGTCGCCAGCAACCCGGTTCCAATATTCTTGACGGTAAATAGATTCGACATGCGCGTCTGGAATTTTACGCATCACCTCTTCGGTAATCTCAGCATCGACATCAATAGTGTCGGCGAGCCATTGCTGATAGACGCGCGCTGTGATGCCTTTGTTCGTCATCCCGCCGGGGTCTTTGGGATGGTTAACGAACCCACCTTCATGCTCCATCAGCCATGCCAGACATTGGTCGAAATTGCTCTTCATTTTTTTGCTTTCACTTTGCCGACCACGCCTTCCAACATCCCCCCGCCAAAATAAAACGCGAGGATCGTGAGCATGGCCTCGCCAAGATAAAAGTCATCTATGACTTGTTTGACATTTGGGATGTTGGCCTTGTCCATCAGCGTCATCACCAGCACCAGCGCAAACGACGCCAGAAAGGTGGCTGTGAACATTAAAGCGAGGTATCGCTGGGCCACCTTGAAAGGGGCATATGCGGCCATCGTGTCTATCTTGGCTTGCGCCTTCACGCGCTCCATTTCTTCATCAGAACTGTGGACATCATCTATGAGGTCCATTCCTTTTTTGATAAAATCAGAATTTCCAAGAATTGATGTGAGAACTCCTATCATTATTTCTTACCCCCTAAAGTAGTGAACCCCATATAGGCACCGACGATGCCGGCACCGGAGATGTAGAATAAATTCGAAATGTCAGCCAAAGCCTCGACCCGCTCAAGTGGGATAAAGAACATGGCAAGTGTAAACGCACCCATCGCTGATAGCGTGAAGCGCGCCATGCGGAGTTGTGCCAGATGACGGCGCAGCTCTGTTTCAGTTTCTTTGATCAGCCGGCTATGTTCGACTTCGCTGTCGCTGACCAGCCCGTCGCCATCCAAATCCCAGTCCGAAGCAAACTTGCTATCTTGTTCGAATTTCTTTTGCGTCACTTCTGGCTATCCTTGATGCTTTTAAGCGTTTCGTAGATATCCGGCGGTGGTGGTTGGTCCACGTTCCATTGGCATAAATATTCTCTAGGCCGGAACTCAGAAGGCGAAAACATCAAGGTTTCTTGTGTATTGTGTGCGCCGCGATAGACGCAGGCTGTCACCTTCTTGTCGATCTTGATGCACTTGACTAACCGGCACACAGTCAGATCATTAGATGCTTGTGCAAACGCACCCTTTATCCACAGACCAAGAATAACTAAAGCAATTAGACCGCCAAGAATAATAACACCAACACCTACATTTCCAGCAGTCTCAATGTTTTTCTTGCGCTGCTTTGCAGCATTTTGTTTTGCTTTAGCCCTACTGTCTTTAGCTTCTTCGCAAAATCTTTCGTAATCGCGCCACAATCCGGGTCTCCCCGATAAAATCATTAGTTCTTTAAGCTGTCTTTCTTTCTCACGAATTTGCTCAAGAGCCATAAACTCTTCAAGATCATTCCCTCCAACACCTCTAGCACGTTTTTTATTCCCCTCTCGCATAAGTTCTTCTTTGCAAGAAATGAATGTGCCAAGAGCCTTGCCACATGAAGCAAGCTCACGACCATTAGATATCGTAGTTTTGATGATTTGAAATGCTGCATTTGCAGCCGCTAATTCTGCAAGCATCAATACACCTTAATTTTTTCTGGATCGACTAATCGCGGGAGACAGTATGCAGTGATGTCACCACCTTGCTTGTGAAGCGCACGAGCAAAGTAAGTGCAGTCATCGACGCTGTAGAAATAAAGATCGTTTGAAACTAGCTTGCCGTTGAGAAACACAAACAGCAAAAAGGCGTGGATCACTGACTTACAATGATGCCGATCAGTAGGACGATGGTGGTTCCAGCCG